TCTGTCTGTGTCTCTTGACCATCGTCTTCCATAGCTTGCTCCCACCACTCCTTAGTGTAGGACTGACCCTGAGAGATAGCGTAGTCAATAGCGTTATCACGGAAGAACGGACGACGCTTAAGGGAGCGCATCTGTGACTTAGACATCTTATGACGTTCAATCACGTACTCAGCTTCGTCCATGTTGTTAGCATCTGGGTCTGGATAGAAGTTCCAAACGGAGACAGAATCACAAGAAGGGATAGTTTTGATGCGAGGCTTGTAGTTACCCTCGTCGTCCCAGTGCGGATACTCTTTATCTACAGCAAATGGGCCCTTCATGATACCAGTACCGAACAAAGCACACTCAAAGGCAGCTGTACGGAGCTTCTTAGAGGCGTTAGACTCCTCTAGTTGGTCATGAATCTTCTTCTCCATCTTCTTAGCTGCATACATAGCAGGATGGAAGGTAACTTCAGTGGCTGTACGGCCTTCACCTTCCTTAAGAAGGTCAGCAACCGGCTCCATCTTGCTCTTAAGGCCACCAAGACGCTCTTGTAGGTCCATCAGGGTCTCACCTGGCTTCAGTTTAGCGTCTTCTGGAGAGATTTGAGCACCACCAACACCTGCAGCACCGCCTTTGGCCTTCTGCATCTCTGGATTTGACTCAAAGTGTACTGATCCTGCAATACCTTCAGGTAAAGAGGTAGGATCAATGGAGATTGGGAACTTGTTGTTACCAAAAAGGACCTCAACAAGCTGCCCGTAGGCCGCTAGGACCTTAGTCTTGGTCACTTTAACGAAGATACGTGACTTCTCAGTGGATGTGAACTGAACATCAGGGCCGTACAGACCCCGATAGTTACGATATGCACGTACCCAGCGCTGCTCGTCTTGATAACGAGCTGTCTCTGCTGTATTGAAGCGCTCAGTAACGAAGTTAACGACTGTGCCAACAGTCTCATCGGAGGTCTCGCCTTCCTCCATATCATCGATAAAGGAGGATTCTGACTCTTCCATGTTATATTCTTGGGAGGACATATCGTCTTCAAACTTAGCCATAGGTGTTCCTTATCAGTAGCCGAAGGTAGAGTCAGCGGCTTGGAAGCCTGATCTCTGTGAATTAGGGTCGTAGTCAAACAGGTTGCTACGTGGGCGTGTCATGAGTCCGTAACGTAGGGCGTCATACCCGTGGTCAATAGGACTCTTAGTGTCGACATCGTCTAGGTTGTTCTTGTCGAGAGGGAGAGAAGGTAGTTCAGAGATGATGTTCTTACATGTATTAAAGAATACGATACGAGGCTCTTCTGTGAACTCATCAACTTGTAGTCTACGGTGTACTTCGTTCTTACCAGCAATACGAGAACCACGGGATCGATCAGATGGTCTCCACCGACAACCTCTAGCAATCATCTGTTCCGCAAGAGAAGGACCAGTGTCGCCTCGGTTATGCCAGAGAGAGCTATCGAGAACTCCGTAGCGTATCTTCTCACCACGTTCAGCTTCTAGGACCATACCAGCTAAGTCTACGGCTGTGACCTTGCTGCAGTACAGCTCACGATAGATCACGACCTGCTCTGAAGGAGAGACTGCAAACCAGAGGACTGCTGTCATGGAACCATACCCGTAGTCACAAGCTCTGAACTTAACCCAGTCGCTTGGGATATCGAAAGGCTGGACTACGTGTGTCTTAGGGTTGAACTCTGAGAAGGCAGCGCCCTCTGAGATACTCCAGTCACCCTCGAGTAGCTGACGTCGTTGATGCTCAGGCATGGATAGAAGGTTAGCTTCGTATAAGCCATCTTCTGACAAGTAAGGGTTGTTAAACAAGTTAGCAGGGATGAACCTACGTTTAAAGAGAGGTTGTCCCTCTTTGGTGTGACCCTTAGGCCATGTAATAGTTTCACCCTGTTCGTCAGTAGCCCAGAAGGAGGTATTAGCTACAGCTGGGTCGATGAACATCTTCTTAACCCAGAAGTGACCGGGGCCACCTGGGTTAGTCGTAGCTCGCATGAACAACGGTAGACCTGAGTCCTTAGTTGTACGTAGACGAGAACGCATATAGTTCCAAGCGAAGGGAGAAGGCCACTGGGTCATCTCATCGAGACCAATCCAGTTAAACGCTTGACCCTGATAACGCATAACGTCATCGTCTCTGTCGAGGTATGACATCCAAAGAGTAGCTCCACTAGGTGCTACCCAAGTCTTATCTCTTTCTAGGAACTTGATACCTGGGATAGCTTTAGGGTAAAGCTGCTTAGACACTGAGATAAGTTCACGGAGTTCCTCAGTACTACGACGGACTAGGAGTCCACGGGAATGAGGGTTGTTAAAGAAACGCACAGGGTCAGCAACCATCGCGTAAGACTTACCGCCACCAGCTGCACCACCGTACAAGACCTCTTGCTCGTAGGAGGCTAGGAAGTCCTCTTGTGGACCAGGGTTAGCTCGGAAGATAATGTCTTGTGCTTTAGCTACGTCGATAGGCTCAGGCTTAGCTTCCGCTGGGGCCCTCGTCCGTACTGGCGTTAAGGTTTCTTGTACCTCTTCCACCGATTCGATCTTCTTCGAGCTTGCGGGCCGCTTCGGCCGCTTCTTTGTAGCGCCTTTCATAGAGGCGATAGGAGTCGGCCGCGTTCCGTCGTTTGGCTTCGATACTGACACGTTTGTTAAGTCCTACATGGGAGATGTATCGTCCTGACTGCTCCGTTAACCAACGGGCTACCATACGAAGGCTGTACTCCGCTAAGTACTTCTTAGCTTGTTCCAGCATCTCAAGTTCTGATGGGATAGGGTGGAGGAGATTCTTATCCTCAGCGTCTTGCTCGTAACCAAAGGGAATGAACCTACCTACGCGTACGATAGGGAACCATTCACCATCCACACCCTGCTTAGGGATACGCCAAGTTTGACTTGGAGGGATGTTCCTCATAGAGGGAGCTTGCTTTCTAGCCATACTTATATCACATGCATTCTTGTTTGTCAAGCCTTAGTCTTCGTCGGATGAAGACCGTTTGGCTGGAAGGATAAAGAGAGGTTCAGAAGTAGAGACTTCTACCTTCTCAGTCTTAACGAAGCCAGCGCGGTCCATCAGGTCCTTAGCAGCTGCCATACGTTCCTTAGCACCAAGCATGTCTGTAGCACCCATAACCTTGAACATGGTATAAGCTGCTTTAGTTGAGCTCTGTGCAATGAACTTACGAGTAAGCTCAGCGATCTCATCTACGAGAGAGGCTGTGACAGAAGACGTAGGTACGTTGGAGGAGTACCCAGCTAGCTTCTTAGCTTTCAGTGGGTCACCTTCGGCTTCCTCAAAGAGGACATCGAGGAACAACTGCTGCTTCTCTGTTAATTCACGTTTAGCCATTATACAGTCCTCATTGGGTTATAGAATTGTTTACCGGAGATGGATAGGTCAAGTGTACCAGCTGACCTGGAGACTACAATCTTATCACCCGCATGCAAGAACAACCTACTCGAGCCTAGTACGTTGTAAGACTCACCCCCAGCAACAGAGTGTGCTCTAAGTAAGTACTTGTATGTCGCTGATTCTACGTGGTAAACCTGAACACTTACAGTATGAGTAGACCCACCATTCGCTGCCATAATCAGTGTAATCTGAGCATCGTGGTTGGATGGAACAGTGTAGACAACGTCAGCCCCTGCATCAGCGGTGGTAGATGTAACAGCAATACCCTCATAGACTGTGGTGAAGTCTAGACCAGCCATTACTCTTCCGAAGCCTTACGGAAGATAGACTTAGCCTTCTTAACTTCTTTAACTACTTCTACCTTTACTGGCTTAGCTTTAACGACTACTGGCTTCTCTGCCTCTACCGAAAGCTCAGCAATGAACGCTAGAACTTCATCGTTCTTAGTTTCCCATTCACCGTACACGAGGTGAGCCATAACGTCACCCCGGGAGTTGACGATCACATCGCCTTGTACTTCGTATTTCATGTTGATTTCCTTTGTGTAGGTGGGTTAGACGCACCTATGTTCTTACCGTACTTCTTAGAGTTAGCCTTACGGGAGAAGCTGCGGTTAGCAGCCTTTGACTTAACCTTGAGGTTCTTCTTGGAGTTATCTAAAGGGTTACGGTTACTGTGGTCTACGTCTTTACCGTCACCCTTCTTAACTCGTCCCTCTTTCTCTAAGAGACGACGAGCCCGCTTACGTGCAGCATTCTTAGCTAAACCCTCGGGGGTAGCCTCAAGAGCACGTTCACGTTTATAGTCTCTTTTATATCCTGGTGATGATGGCATTACTTGCTCCTGCTTTTAGCTGTCTTAGCTGCTATCTTCTTTGGCTGCTTGCTAAACTGCTTACCCGCCTTAGTATCAGCTTTCTTCTTTGCAGAAGTAGCTTTGTACTCTTTGCTAGTCAGAGCCTCTCTTGCTTTCTTAGGTAAGTACCGCTCTCCGGTAGCCTTCTTACCTTGAGTAGATGGTTTACCAGACTTGGTGCCCCACTCCTCTTTAGTCCACTTCTTAAGACTTCTTTGGCTTTTTGATACTGGCATTGATTTTAGCCTTTGCAGTTTTGCTTAAGTCCTTGGAGTGGACTAGTTTCTTAGAGGACTTAGACATACGAGCACCAGTCATAAGACTGCCGTCTGGGTGCTTGTGGGTCTTGCCTTTGAAGTGAGTACCATCGCGTAGGTAGTGTTTAACACCCTTCATTATTTGTATCCCCCTCCTTTAGCTTTGTATTGTTTAGCAACCATCTGAGCTTTACGAGCTGACCACTGTCCAGGCTTACCGCCTTTACCTCCAGCCTTAATCTTAGCTACAAGGTTCTTACGCATAGTCGGTTTAGTGTAGTTGCCAGCTGCGTTAACTGTGCTTTTCTTAGCGACAGCCATTACCACTTAGCCTTGTCAGCTACCAGTTTGCAGAGTTCCACAAACTTCTCTGATTCAAGACTTCCTCGTAACATGTTAATTTCCTTATGAACTAGTTGTACATTTTCTTCGGTGTACCCAAGATCATTATTAATTCTATCGATAGAAGCAGTGTGATCCCAACCAGAAAGACTCCAACCAATCTTTAACCCAGAGTAGATACAAAGTCCTCTTTGTTGTTGGTGTAGAGTATCCACAAACTCAGGGGTTAAGCACCAGCCATAGCCTCTGGTTAAAGCACTCTTTTCAAAAGAGTTATACCAAGAAACTCTAACACACCCAACCATACCTGACGGGTGGTTAGAGATATTAGAACACCGGATACAAGTCTGTAACTGAGTATGCGCACCAATGCAGTAATTTCGACGTAGGTGACTTACTTCAACATTACAAGAGGGGCAAGGACGACACCATCTCTTTTCTTTGTTTTTGTAAACACCCTCAGGTAAAGATAATTTGGCCGGCATTTGAGAGCAACCCCACAGCTAGAAAGGTGATAATCCACTTACTTTTATCGGCCCAGTAGGCTGCAGACATCTTACCTTTAGCGATGTTCTTACCGTGCCGAGCCTTGAAGCTAGCACGTTTCTTCTTCATCTTGTCAGACTCTCCAGCCTTAGGCTTACCGGCTGTAGAAGCCCCTTGCTCCCCAAAACGAATAGTCTTAATCGTATCACCTTCTTTGGCGACTACAACGTGAGACTTCTTTGGGTGCCCTGGGGTACGTTTAGGTTTGTTGAAGCCAGATACACCGGCTCGTTCTAGTCGTGGGTCTTTCTTAGCTGGCATTTACTTACTCCCCAAAGATGCAGATGGACATGACGACAGTTGTGTTGAGTAGCTTGTGACGGGTTGAGATAGACGCTGGGTCCAGGTTCCAGCACCCGAAGCACTTACCGCAAGGTTTCTTAGTATCAAGCCAACAGCCCATCGTCTTATCCTTTTCTCTTCTCAAACCCACGGGTCAAGAAGTATGCTCCGAAGATAACCATCTGCAGCTGCCAGTAGGGAGCTGATAGATCGTCAGTGACACCTAAACCCAAGACCTTGTCATAGACAATGACTTTAAAGTTGTAGATGATAAATGGTAATGCGAACAAGGGACGAATCATACGAGTCATCCAAGACCCTTGCTCAGCGATCAGTACAGACTGGCGTGCTTCCAGTTGTAGGATAAGCACATCAGCTTCTATACGTTCTTGTTCTGTCTTAGCGTCTAGCTTCCTAGTCTTCGCCTCTACCAGCCCATTGGCTATCTTAGTTAGGGGATTGACTAAGGAGATGAGGAACCCTAGCATTACTTCTTACCGATAGCTGTCGTTGTAATGGACCGCAGGTATACGTTACAGAGGGCGACAGCTAGGGCATAGAAAGGTAGGTAGTCAGCTGGTACAAGACCTTTAAGCTCTGTGAGCTCCAGGATAGGTACGATAGCTGCTAGTACGTTGAATGCGACTGTCTTCCAGCCTTTGAACATGTCAGTCACTTAGAAGCTTCCTTTAAAGAGGTAGAGTAATATGCTAACCACTATAGTGACAAGCGTAGTTAGGACTAGTTTAGAGTTGTTGTCGAGCTTCTCAGTGATCTTAGTAAGAGCTACACTTGTGTGAACG